GTATAACTTGTTTGAGCCATACCCGGGAGGAAACTTTCAGATGCATTAGCCAAGCTTGCAACAGTCTGCCGATCAGCTTCATACCTTGCCTGGGCATAGCTATTCTGATTACGGTTGTACTGCCTTCCAGCACTAGCCACCGTGTCAGTGAACATCTGTTGATTACGACCGTAGTTGCCCATGATCTCTACAGCATTCATTCTTGCAGCGCTTCTGCCGTACCTCTCTGAGGCATTGGCCATGCCTTGGGTTTGAATTAAATCTTTGATAGCACTTTGACGTTGCGTGGAGAAACCATACAACTGTTCATTGAATCGTGCTCTTTCTTGTGCTGTTGCTCTAGTAAAGGCATTTAGGTTTTCACCAATCTGCTCTTTTGTAGTACTAACAGCTCTACCAAATGCTCGATCTTTGTAAGCATTCTGGATTCTATTCTGCTCCACAGCCATCTTGTTTTGATAAGCTTGAGCAGCTGCTTGGGCCTTGGCCTGGGCATTACCACCAAAGATTGAGGTAATTGCAGACAATCCACCAGTTATCAGGCCACCAACTAAGGGATCCATAGACGTACGAACTCCACGTAATAAAGGTTGTTTCTTGTTTTAGGTACAACCCTTAGGAATTTGAAGCCAAGTCTCTTGACCATCTTCAGTAGGGCTGTGTTATTGATATCAATGTAGTTGTACAGTAACTTGCAGGGTTGAATGCTCAGCCATAGCTTGGCTGTCTTCATAAAAGCCTTTGGATACTTTAAGACATCATTAGTCATATGCATCCAGATATTACCTTCTTCATTGACTCCAAAGAGTGCCATTGGCTGACCTTCAGGACTTAAGACAACACTTGTTTTGTAATGTTCCATGTCTTCAGCCATCATTAGCACTGGATGTTGCCCAGCTCTTTTGATGTCCTGCTGTGCAGCTGGCAATAAGTTATCTACAATGATTGGTATATCACTCAATGTTGCTGGCCTGATAGTACCTGCCAGATAGCACTCTTTTGTCATGTCAATTCCGGGTGTAGAAGCGTCGTTTGTATAGTCCCTCCCACGCACAACCAAGCAGGCTTACAGGGAATGGTGTATCACCAACGACCCGAATCCTTAGATTCTTATTGCGTTGATAGATCGGAACAACGTGTGTGTTCTCTGCTGAGAGGTTCACATTGTTTAGGATGTATTGATAAGGCAGAGTCACGTTGACAACATTGACCCACTCATCTCTTCCAGTAATATCAATCTTATATGTCACTGGACCACTAAGCCCGGTGAACATCTTAATTCGATGGATAATCAGTTCGGCAGTAGTATCAGCTCGCCATGATTTATCTTGCTGTTGGCCTAGATACAGCTTTGGTAGCTCTAACAGCATCTCATAGGTGTAACCAATGATTAGATCCCTTCCTCTGTAATCACCCTCTAGTTCTACGTAGTAAGCACCTGTCGTGCCTTGTACAGTGGGGTAGAGGATTGCTCCAACGGATTGATTTGATGATGTTGATGAGATACCAATATAGCTGCCAAGAAGCACAACAGAAAGCTGTTTACCAGTATAATTATTATACGGTAGATACACTCTTGTTATATTTGTCCCAGAGTTGTATGAACGGTATGGGTTGATAGTAAACATATCAAGGCATACATCAGTCTTCTCCCCACTGGGAAGTGTTAGATAGCCTTGTTCACTAGCCTGAGTAAGGTCAAATGAGTTGACTGATACTTTTGTCCCATCTGTTACTACAGCATAGTAAGTACTGTTCTCAAAGAACTGATCCAACAGGGTACCAGTAAGGCTCCACTTGTACCAAGTGTTTACACTTCTTTCATCACCATCCTGTAGGAATCTGTACTGATAAACAGTGCTGCTACCAGTCTGTCCCATTGACAACATTGACAGAGCTGGAGAAGCAATGAAGTTATCAATAGTGGCTGGGATAAATTCAGATACAGTCGTAGTAAGGTTTGCCACACTTGGAGGCATGTCAGACCTAATCCTTGTCAGCTCAAACAACCTTGTGTAAAGTGCTGTCTTTGATAAGAAGGTTACTGAAGAACCCAGTGACACAGCTTCTAAGTTTGGATCACACTCGTACTTAGAGAATGTACTGATGTTTGCTGTTTGGGGGCTGAGAACGTCTGTAGCGTCTGTTGACAACAGAAATTGTTCATTACGTCCAAAGAGCATCAGACCCACGTTGGTGGCCTGTACGTAGCTCAATGTGACGGGTCTGGTGGATGTAGCGGTTACATCAATCGGATCATCAGCTGTGACGGACTGTGCCGACGTAGCGAAGAAGTTGAAGTAATCACCAGCTTTACCTAATACAACTGATTCATTAGACAGGAACCCAAGCCTATTTCTATAGAAGAATACACTTGAAATAGTTTGTCCTATAAAGCTTGGTATGGGGTTAGTTGTATCATCACCTACTACCCGCTCATCCCAAACAATCGGATCAAACGTAAATGATCCATCTGCTTGCCGTACCAATTGATGAGGCATGGTTAGCTCATCAAGTTGGTATGTAATTCCAGGAGCATTGGTTTCTTCCCATACACCAGGACCAGATGCAGCACTATTAGTAGTGTTAAAGACCACCCACATATCATCTGCATCTACATCACTTGTATTGACTACACGTGTCTTATACCCGTTGGTGCATTGGTTGGGAAGTCTTCCAATTGAATCAATTTTATCTTGGAAACAATAAAGACCTTCCTCGCTAGCTGAACCAGATGTAGTGATGGTAAATGCTGTACTCTTTGTGATCCTTAACCCTGGGCCAACTTTAGTGGCGGTGTAACCAGCACCACTAGCATTAATAGTACTAACAAGTGCATTAGCAATTGTATTGCTGTCTGTCACTCCACCTGCTACATCAGCAGCTGTTTGATGTGTGTAGTCTGTACCATTTAGCGTGACTGTATATCGAGCGTTATAAGCAACAACACCAATGACAACAAAAGCTTGATTAGGCAGTGCAGCCACCGTAGTAGCTTTCATTGCTGCTACCTTCTTCTTGTTAAGAACAAAGGTGTAGTCATTAAGAGTTAGTACTTCAATATCAGTTGCAGATGCACCGTACAGGTAAGCATTAGAAGGTACTGTAGTGATTGCACAGTTACTGATCTGTGTGTCATACAGACCTTTCTTGGTAGCTTCATCGGTTACAGCTGCTGAGTAGTTGCTCTGTGCCGTTGTAAGGGCAGTCTGAGCAGCCGTTAACTGTGCACCAGTGTTTGCTGCTGCAACGGTCTTTACAAGGGCATAGACGTAGTAACCCTGCTGCCTGAGGATTGGGTATTCATCTGACTTATTGTTACCAAGACTGTAACCACTTGGAAATGCCCCAGTTGAAGCATAGCTACCAACCACAGTGTTGTTCTCTTTGATCACATACTGATTCGTGGTTGCATTGGCATTGATATAAATGCCTGTTGCTATGGATTGCTCTAGATCTCCACCTGTGTAGTTGGTATCTATATCAAACCCAATACTCTCTGTAGTTACCTGACCTGCCAGGATCTTCTGGTAGTTAGCATCAGCAGTGTTGAGCGCAGCTAGACGTGTAGCAGTAAGTGCCTTTGCAGTATTGTAATTACTTAGAGTCGATTTAACATTGGTGATATTACAGGCACCAGGGACACCTGTGTTTGACCCCATGTTAACTGCTCGCGGCAGACCATCAATAATGCTCCAAATCCTGAATGCATTATTTGCATACTGTGCTACATATTTCTCTGCGTCATCCCTCAGGATAGAAAACCAACGCCCCGTAGGTGTTGCATTATATAGCTCAGCAACATACTTCCCGCCAGGCCTTTTGAGTAGGCCGAGTGAGTAATCTGGAAAGGTATTAATTGAATCAACAAGCTGACCAGGATACTTAAGGTTATCTGGCTGCTGTGAAATTCCAAGTAGAAAGTTGGGTATCCTTTGGGTGACAGTGCTCATCGCATAAGAACGTTATAAGGTTGATAGCTGTTGTAATAGTTTGATCCATCCTTCCAACCAAAGATGCTGTAATCACCTTGGTTGCATTCATACTCAAGTGCAGCAGATCTTGTTTGGATCTCTTGTTCGGTTAACAGGCTATTGATTTCTTTGTCCCCAATCATCTTGGTGGCAGATAATCTCGCTGCTCTAGCTACAATGTAATTCTGGACAATTGGTGGAACATCATCAAATGCTATGTACCAGATGATATCAGCATTAATATCAATGTTCCATTCATACGTGTGGTTGTATCGATCATATAGTTTCCCGTTCCTACGAACCGGATCATAGTCAGATCCATGTTCTTCTACATTCGTGTCAATGCTTAGAGCATTGGTTGGAAACGTTATTTCTTTAGTTGTTGCATTAGGAGTCAATACATAGTTACGTTCTGTATTGAACACCCAACCCTCAGACTGTACTTGTTTGTTGACTTCCCTAAGAGTAGTTAGCACAATGGCAACTTCAGGGTTCTGCAAGTCGAGTGTGGTGACAGGTGCCTGTCCCACCGAGCTTAATATTTGATTAACAGCATCCAGTTCTGTGGACACAGCATAAGTAGGAGCAGGCATATCTT